TTCGTTGAAGTTGGCGCGAAGCACAACGCGCTCGTCGACGTCGTTAAGACGATGAAGGGCGAGAACGGGATCACCGTCGTCGCCTCGGATGCGAACGTGATCATTCGCGGCTCGTCGACCGGATCGTCTGGCGATGCGGTCAACGTAGTGGGCGTCGACGGCAAGTTAAACGCGGTCGTGAAGCATTCGACCTGGGCCGCTCCCACTACCTATCCCACCGAGCTAGGCGTGATCATTGGCAGCGGCGAATCATTCTTGAGCGAGGATGGGTTCACCTACGTCGACAACGCGGACGGGATTTTCGCCGCTCTCAATTACTACGGCCTTCGATTCATTGAACCGAGCGGCTCGTTGACGCTGGATCAGAACGGATTGGTCTGGCAAGACGCCTTCAACAAGGCTTACATTGATCTCGACGGATTCACGTTCCGTAATGCGTCCGCGACTGGAACGCTCGGGCCTGGGTACATCGAGCTCACCTCTGGCACGCTGTCGGTCACCTACGGGGCGACGAGCCTTGAGTTCGCGAACGGCAGCGCGGAAACCATCGTCAGCGCGACCGGAGTCGAATACAAGGACGCATCGATCACGGCTACTCTGGGGGCCATCGGCCTCCGAATTCAAGACGCCGGCACGAACCGGATGTCCATCGACGAGCTAGGGCTGCAATGGCGCGACGGCATCATCACGGCGTACATCGATTACGAGGGCATCACCGTTCGCGCAGCAGGAGGCATCACGTCGAACATCAGCCCGACCGGATTCACGTTCGAGAACTCAACCATCACCGCCGTCCTTGGAGGATCGGGGCTACGGATCGAGGACAATGGCACGAACCGGATGCTGATCGATGAGCTCGGCCTGCAATGGCGCGACGGTACGATCACCGCTTACATCGACTACGACGGCGTGACCGTGCGTAGTTCTGGGAGCGTCACCTCAAACCTCAACGGCAGCGGCTACGTTTACGAGGATGCCTCGATCTCTGCCGTGATCGGGGCAAACGGACTCCGCATTGAGGACAATGGCGACAACGTCACGCGAGTTGATGAGCTCGGGATCGACTGGACGGATAGCAACGCAGCGTGGCGCATCAGCACGACGGGCTATTATTTCTCCGATCCGACGCTGTTCGTTAAGGCCGGACAGGGCGGCGTGGCCGTCAACGATGCCTCGACGAATTACTTCCAGGTAAGCTCGACCGGCTTCTTGATGTCCTATTCGGGAACCGCAATCTCGATCCCGTTCACCGCGATCACGCGCTCGCTCTATCTTCGCGAGGTCGAGGTCTGCGTTTCCGGTGCGACGAAGAAGATGATGATTCTCGCGAGCAACTATTACGACCCGTAAGCTATGGGCATTTTCATCAAGGGGCTCGGGGATAATGGATGCTGCGAGTGCGGAGGTCGCGACGATCCCTGCGATGGGCCGCCTACGCCAACGCTGGTCTGCCGCACATCAGAAGCCACGTTGAGCAAGTGCGGCTACACCGAATACGGAACGCCGAGCGATCCTCCAAAGTATTACATCGACCGCACGCTGGCAGGCTCAATGACGGTCGAGGCGCTGAACACGAATTGCGGAGCGTGTACCTCTAAGCGAGTCTACACCTACTCAGGTGTTTGCACTTGGGATACTGTCGTATGCACCGTGAATAAAGCAGGACAGATTACCGATGATTTCTACTCGGACTGTGTTAATGTTTTAATCTCCAATACCTTTGCGACGTGTCAGTTGGACGTGGCTGGCGTGTTTTCCCCACTCGAAGCCGGCTGCTCATCGCTAACAGAAACAACAACTCAATACAAAATCGACGGTGACAATGTGTGCTGCACGATAGCTTTGGCTGAGTTCAAGTTTTCGGGCAGCATCACCGAAACGCTCTCGAACGAATACACCAACGCGGTTCTGAGCGCGAACGTATCGGCAACTTTGCCAGCGTATTCCGGCTCGTTCAGCAACGGGAATTGCCAAAGCGCGCTCTATGATTTGAGCTCCGACGAGGTCACGATGACCAAGCGGAAGGCCGAGTACAAGTTCACGTTACCGTCGCTAACTGGCTACACCTGCTATCGCATCACCTGGGTTGAGCGCTTCGCTCCAGAGGCTGGCGGATCGCCAACAAACACCGCTCTGACTTACGTCTGGAACGGCACCGATACCGAGACCCCAGTTTACGAGCTCGAGGTACCGGACATTCAAGGCACGACAGGGGTCGTGTCCGTCGTCGCTGACTGCTTCTGTTCGTGAAGCCGATCCCATCAGCCGTCGTTTCCGTCCGCGTCGATCTCTGCCGCAAGTGCCCGACGCCTTGCGCCGAGCGCGACTCAATTCAGCACAACGACCCGTGCGCCTCGTGTCCGATCACGCCGCGCCGATGGGGGCAATACGGCCGCTGCACCACCTACGGCCTCGGCGACTTGGTCGCAGCCGTGGCGCAGCCAATTGCGCGCGGCATCGATGCCGTCGCCGGAACGCGGGTCGCGGAGTGCGGCGGCTGCAAGAAGCGGCGCGAGGCTTTAAACCAGATCCGCGTCTGACTGTCAGATTCAGCCGGACAGAATTTTGAGAAAAAGAGTTGACCGCGGCGCGCGGGTCTGCATTGTCGGTGGTGTCGGAGGCAATCACGCCCGAGACACCACAACGACAAATGACCGCTCCCATCCAATCCGGCCAGGTTCTCGAAGCTCGCAGCGCTTGTGATTACGACTGCGTCTTCTCAGTAAAGGTTATCGACCGCAAGGGCTCCTTCGCTACGGTCGAGGCTCACGGCAGCACGAAGCGCGTGAAGATCCGCAGCGATGACCGCGGCGAGTATGTCTACGCGCTCGGCAAGTATTCGATGGCGCCGATCTTCCGCGCGGAGGTGGCGTCGTGAAGCGCCTCCTCGCGCTCCTCGCGCTGGCTTCTGCCAGCCACGCCGAGCCGCCGGAAAGCTTCTGGCGGGCATTGCACCAAGTCGAGACCAGCGGCCGCCACGGCGCGATCCTCGGCGACAACGGCAAGAGCCTCGGGCCGCTCCAGATCTCCCGCGCGTATCACGCCGACTCGCGCGTCGCCGGAAGCTACGAGCAGGTCACCGACCTTGCTTACTCGCGCCGCGTCGCGACCGCTTACTTCAAACGCTACGCGCCGGACGCTTGGGCCAAGGGCGACGTCGCGACCCTCGCGCGGATCCACAACGGCGGCCCGACCGGACACAAGAAGACCGCGACGCTGCCTTACGCAGACAAGGTGCGGAGGGCGATGCGATGACCTACGATCAATTTATCGACGCGAAGACGAAGGTCGCGCAGGCAAGCGGCTTTGAGCCGCTCGAGATCAAGGCGCCGCTGTTCGACTGGCAGAAGTCGATTGTGCGCTGGGCGATTCGCCAGGGTCGCGCCGCGCTCTTCGAGGACTGCGGCCTTGGCAAAACGGCGCAGCAGCTCGAATGGGCGCGCCAGGTCGCGCAGTTCACCAATATGCCGGTGCTTATCCTGACGCCGCTCGCGGTCGCGAATCAGACCGCGGAGGAGGGAAAGAAGTTCGGCATCACGGCAACCGTCCTTCAAGACGGCATCGAGGTGCAGGCTGGGCCAGGGATCTGGATCACGAATTACGAGAAGCTCGAGCACTTTAACCCTGCCGCGTTCGCCGGCGTGGTGCTCGACGAGTCGTCGATCCTAAAGGCGTTTACGGGCCGGACGCGCATCGCGCTGACCGAAGCCTTCAGCCGCACACCATATCGTCTCTGCTGCACGGCGACGCCTAGTCCCAACGACTACACGGAGTTCGGCCAGCACGCCGAGTTCCTCGGCATCTGTTCGCCGGCGCAGATGCTCGCGACGTTCTTCATCAACGATACCTTCAACACCGGCGATTGGCGACTGAAGGGTCACGCCGAGGGAGAGTTCTGGAAGTGGCTCGCCAGCTGGGCCGCGTGCGTCAGCCGGCCAAGCGACATCGGCTTTTCGGACGAGGGCTACATCCTGCCTCCGCTCAATATGATCGTGGAGATGGTCGCCGTCGATCAGCGGGACCACTCGGGAGAAGAGCTATTCCGTCACGCCACGCTCTCGGCAACCACGATGCACGAAGAGATGCGGCTCACGTCGGAGGCTCGCGCGAAGCGAGTGGCATCGCTCGTCAACAACTCGAGCGAGCCGTGGATCGTCTGGTGCAATACCAACGACGAAGCCGACAAGCTCAAGGCGCTGATGCCCGACGCGCTCGAGGTGCGAGGATCCGAAACTCCGAAAGCAAAGGAGCAGAAGATCGCTGCGTTCACGAACGGCCGAGCGCGCGTCATCATCAGCAAGCCATCAATCTGCGGGATGGGCCTCAACTGGCAGCATTGTCGCAACGTAGCCTTCGTCGGCCTCAGTTACTCGTTCGAGGACTTTTACCAGGCGCTTCGCCGATCCTATCGCTTCGGCCAGACGAAGCCAGTCAACGCGCACATCGTGCAAGCGGAGACCGAAGGAGCCATTACCCAAGCCATCAACCGGAAGATCCATCAACACCAGACAATGCAAGAGAAGATGAAACTCGCGGCGGCAGCGTTTGCCGAGAACCGCATCAAGGAAATGAAGAAGAATACGGCCGTCGACTTTAAGACTGGCGACGACTGGAAAGTCTACCACGGCGATTGCGTTCGCGTGGCGAAGGAGATTGCTGACGAGTCGATTGACTTCTCGATCTTCTCGCCGCCGTTTGCCGATCTATTCACCTATTCGGACGACCTCCAGGATATGGGCAACTGCGCCGGCCTCGAGGATTTCACGAAGCATTTCGAGTTCCTCATTGCGGAGATCGCGCGCATTATGGTGCCAGGTCGCGAGGTCGCCGTGCATTGCGTCGACCTCTTGTCGACCAAGTGGAAGCACGGTCGCATCGAGTTCCAAGACTTCAGCGGGGAAATCATTCGCGCATTCTGGCGCCACGGCTTCCTTTTCCATTCCCGCATCTGCATCTGGAAATCACCCGTGACCGAGATGCAGCGCACGAAGGCGCACGGTCTGCTTTACAAGACGCTCAAGGCCGACAGCTGCGATTCGCGCGTTGGCTGCGCTGATTACCTGCTCGTCTTCCGCAAGCCGGGAGAGAATCCGAAACCCGTGACCAAGGATCCGAGCTCGTTCCCGGTCGATATGTGGCAGGAGTATGCCTCGCCAGTCTGGATGACGGTCGATCAAGGCCGCGTTCTCAATCGCGATGGCGCGCGTGACAACGCCGACGAGAAGCACATCTGCCCGCTTCAGCTGGACGTGATCGAGCGAGCCGTGACGCTTTGGTCAAATCCTGGCGACCTCGTTTATTCTCCGTTCACGGGCATCGGATCGGAGGGCTACCAGTCCTTAAAGCTTGGCCGCCGATTCGTCGGATCCGAGCTCAAGAGAAGCTACTTCGAGCAAGCCTGCGCTAACCTCACACTTGCAAAGTCCCAGACTGAACTCGCGCTCGTATGATACCCAAGATGATCGCCAAGGCACTACTCGCCGGCAAGACGCCAAAGGAGTTCGCGCACGAGGCCGGCATCTCGGTCTCGTGGGCTTATCGGCTCGCGTGGGACGCTGGCTTCAAGTCGGTTTACATCTCGCGCGAGGAACAGAAGATGATCGATAAACGGAGGGCCAGCCGATGAACCGCGCGACCAAGGCGCTGTTCGCGTCGGGCATCGCCTATTCGCACTACGCGCTGGGCAAGGCGGTCGTCTTCCGCGATCAATCCAAGCGGCAGCATAGCGCGCTCAGCCAGCGGCTTCTGCGCCAGTCGATGCGCGATCAGGCGCTCGCTTACGCACGGGAGGTGCGCTGGCTCCGCTATGCAAAATAACTTCAACCGCACTCAGCCGATCAAGAACCTGACCGGCGGAGGACACTCCGCTGCGCGATACACGGGCACGCACGGGCATCGCGAGCGCAGCCACTACTGGGTCTTTATCCCCGGCGAGGGCTGGGTCACGTGGCGCGAGATCCACAAGCAGGTCACCGCCTCCTTCCGCGACTGGGAGATGCGCCACATCCTCGGACTACGTAAACCTAAAGCCAAAACACAATGACCGACCAACAAGCAGAACAGATCATCGCCGAGCTCCGCGCCATCCGCGCGCTGCTCGCCAACAAGCCAGCGGCTCCGGCCGCAGCTTCCGCGCCGGCTCCGGCTGGTGCTCCGAAGGACATCCCGCAGCCCAGCGAGCTCGTGGCCGACCCCGGCAGCGTCGAGGTGCACTTCGGGAAAAACAAGGGCACGGCGCTCCGCTCGCTCGGCGCCAAGTCGGTGGAG